TAATAATAATAATAAAATTGAAAATTATTATAATTTTATTAGCAATTAAAAACAATGACAACTCTATCGGTAGTACCCTCAAGTATTATAACAGAATTAATAGGGTTAAAACTAGTAATACAACATTCAAAAAATCATTATACGTTCAAGATAAAGATGAAAAAGTTTTTAAAATTAAAAATGTTAAGATGGAAATTTAATCGCCCGCCAAATCATGAACGTGCTAAAGAAATAGCGGAAAGTTTAATACATAAACAATATCCATTATCTTTTATATTTCAATGTATTTATAATAAACACGAACATGGTTTAGAAATTATTGATGGTTTACATCGATATCACGCAATTAAATATTTAGAATCCCAGTTAGAGGACAATGAAATAAACGAATGGTTTTATAATAGTTATCTATTAATTGAAGCAAAAACTAATAATACAGAAGGTGAAGTAATTGATTGGTTTCAATCTATTAATAAATGTAGTCCTGTTTCTGATTTATATATAAATTCTCAAGATGAAAAAAAAGAAATTGTAGAAGAAGTAGTAAATAAATATTATTCAAATCCAAAATATAATTCTCATTTTAGAGGGTTAAATCCAAATATACCCAATACAAACAAAGAAAAGTTTACTGACTTAGTTTCTTATATTTATGAAATACATGAAATATCTTTAGAAAATAAAAGGAATATTTATAAATTACTTGAGGATATAAATAAATTAATAGAAGAAAAAGTTAGAAATGATGATCCCAAAAAATTTAATAAAAAAATTACTCAAAAATCGATGGAGAAATGTTATAAAACAGGATTGTTTTTATTTTTATCCAATGAAGAAGAGTTAAAATTTATAATGAGAAATTATAAATTTATATAATAATATATATTAATGTATACTGCGGTAATTGTAGAACCTAGATTTCATCCATCGTTGCCAATTGTATTAAATAATTTTAATAGTAATTTAGATAATAATTGGAACTTTTTAATCTTTCATGGAAGTAATAATAAACAATTTATTGAAAATATATTTAATACTATACAAACCACAAAAAAATGTACTTATATTAATTTAAATAAAAATAATTTAACCATTAAAGAATACAATAAATTATTATATTCGTATTTTTTTTACCTACATATTGAAACAGAATATTTTTTGGTTTTTCAAACTGATACACTTCTTTCCAATACAAATAGTAAAAATATCTATAAATTTTTAGAATATGATTATGTTGGTGCACCTTGGAGACATAGAAATAAACAAATAGGAAATGGAGGTTTATCTTTAAGAAAAAAAAGTAAAATGTTAGAATTATTAAATAGTAATTTTTCTTTCAAAGTTTTAAATATAAATGAAGATTTATTTTTCTCAGGAAGTAGATTAAATGAGAATAATATTAAAATACATAAACCAACTCCAGAATTAGCAAAACAATTTTCTGTAGAAAGTGTTTTTTCGACTAATTCTGTTGGATTACACAAACCATGGATATATTTTAATAACAAACAATTAAATACATTACAAACAACATTTCCAGAATTGAATAATTTAATAACAACAATAAAAACTTATAAATTAAATAAAAACAAAATTAAAATAAACAAAAACAAAATAAATAAAAACAAAATAAATAAAAATAAATTAAATACGAATAAATTAAATACGAATAAATTTAAATTAAATATAATGAAAACAAATATTAGTAAAATTAAATTAAATATAATGAAAAATTAATACAATAAAATTGAATAATTTTTTTAAATCTTAGTTAAATAAATAGATTTGAAATGGAAGAAATATTACTAAAAAAACATGACTATTTAGTAATATTTCATAAGTACTTATTAGATAGTTGGAAAGATACTATTTTAAATTTAAACCAACAATATTCTATTTATATTATAGAAGCTAAACTATTGATTTACAAAGGATTATATAATAAAAATAAAGAACAATATGATATAGGTTTAAAAGATTTTATAAAATATTCAACAGAAAGTATTGAATTATCAAATGATATAGGAGTGAAGATTATAAATCTAGATTTTATTAGTAATATTTATGAAAATAGTGAAGGTAAAAGACAACTTGCTTTAAAATTAAAACAACAATATGATAAATATATTTTGTTAGGTAAAAAAATATTTGGTATATAATTATTTATTGGACGTGAGATAAAGTTTGTTTATTGGCTATAATATTAGCTTTATTTTGTTTAATAAGTGCGTTATTTGACAATACCACATAAGTAAGGTAAATTAAAAGAAGAAAGTTAACAATGATAAAAAACCAAATCATTTTTATGTGTGTTTGAAGACTCATATATTATTACTAAATATTTTTTTTTTTTTTAAATTGTTGAAATAAATTCCCAATTTAAACAACTACACATTTTTTTCCATATTTCATCTTGTTCGATTAATTTTTCACGATCTTTTAACATGGGAATGTATTCTAAATAACTTTTTTCTTTTAACAATTCACATAATTTATACAAAACATAATAATAATTTAAAAAATTAACACGGTAATCAGGACAATATTTCGCATAAGGTGCTTGAATTTCCATAAATAGATTACATAATTTATCTTCTAATTCATTCGACATTATAGGAGATTTTATATCTAACTTATTTTTGATAAAAGCAATATGCTCGTAATATTTGTTATATCCAAGTTTTTTTAATATTTCTTTTGTTTTATAATGATTTAATTGATCTAATGTTAATCTTTCTTTTTTAATTTGTAATTTAATATTTTCAATGACCTCATTTTTAATTTGTGTTGTTTCTTTACCTTGAAATTGAGCTAATATTTCTTTAAAATGATTAATTTTTTTATAAGCATAAAAGGTTACTTCTTTAGGAGGTTCTTTATAAGAAGGTTTTTCATTTTCTATTAAATACATAATATTTTTAGAACAATGATTACAAATCATAAGTCCTTCGTCTTCCAATATAATAAGTTCTCCTTTATGGCAATACATACAAACATCACTGGAACGAATAAATTGTGAAAAATCTAAAAAGGAATCATCCACATTGTTTAAATATTTTTGAACGATATTTTTTTGGTCGCATAAAACAGATTCTTCTTGATTTATTTTAAAAAAATTATGAATTAATTTACTTTTTGGATTATTTTTTGTATCTTTGGATATATTTTTTTTATTTTCATAATATTCGAAAATATATTTAGAGTTATCTAAAAAATAATTTATTTTTTTTTCTTTCATACTTTTCGTTGTTTGTTTTAATTCTTTTATCTTATCTATCATATCTAATTTATTTTCTATTAAATTTTCAAATTCTAGATTATTTTTTAATTCATTTATTTCTTTTTTTATTTTAGGAATAATTGATTCATTTTTATCAAACTCATTCAAAAATTCTTTGTGTTTTCCATAAAGTGTTATTGATTTTTTTTTATCTATAACAATATTCTTAGAAGTTTTAGGTTTAAAATTAGGCATTATATTATAAAATTATTATTTATTTAATAATTAATTTATTATATTAGTTTAATAAATTAATTAAAACTATTTTTATTAATTAATGGATAAAATTAAAAAAAAGGATATACAAATAGATAAGAAATTATTTTATAAAATGATATTTTTATATAATTCATTAAATAGTGGATGGATGATTAAAAAACAAAACGAAGAATACATTTTTACCAAACCACATGAAAATAAAAAAGAAATTTACAATGACGAATATATATCACAATTTGTTATAAAAAATATGGATGTGAAAGATTTATTTTAATTTAATTAAATTAAATATTATTTTTTTTTTCTTTAGGAATATTATAATGGGTGGTGGATTAATGCAATTAGTTGCCTATGGGGCTCAAGATGTTTATTTGACTGGTAATCCTCAGATTACTTTTTGGAAGGTTACTTACCGAAGGTATACAAACTTTGCGATTGAGTCAATCGAACAAACATTTAACGGTCAAGCTGATTTTGGCCGACACATAACATGTACCATTAGTCGCAATGGTGATTTGTGTTATCGCACTTATTTACAGGTAACACTACCTGAAATTAATCAGTTGATGGGTATTGCCAGCTATGCTGCTGATACTGGAACTGGTGTTTATGCCCGTTGGTTGGATTACCCCGGAGAGCAGTTAGTCGCACAGGTTGAAGTAGAGATTGGAGGTCAGCGAATTGACCGCCAATATGGTGATTGGATGCACATCTGGAATCAGCTTACAATGACATCCGGTCAAGAGCGTGGATACTTCAAGATGATTGGAAATACAACACAGTTAACATTTATTACTGATCCCTCTTTTTCTGAAGTCGACGGACCT